GCCGGGCAGCGCCACCAGTGCGGCGAGCCCGGCGGCGTCGACCACTTCGGCCACGCCCGGCAGCGCGCCGCCGGCCAGCGCGGAGATGTCGGCCAGCACGCCGTCGGCCAGCGAGAGGCCGGTTTCGGCCACGGCGGCCACCTCGTCGCGCAGCACGGTGCAGGCGATGCGGTAGGGGATCCAGTTCTCCCGCTCGTAGGCCGCCTCGAAGCGGTGGATCACCACGCTGTAGAAGAAGCTGCCCCAGGCGAGCGGCCAGGTGCGCCCGCCGGCGCGCATCAGGTCGATGGCGCGGGCGCGCAGCATGGCGTCGCGTCCGGTGAAGGCGCCGGTCCAGGCCAGGTCGGCATCGTCGCGGCCCATCGCGTCGATCACCCGCCGCCCGCCCGGCAGGCGATGCACCGCCAGGCGCTGCCGCCCGCCCCAGAGCACGCGCGGCGGCAGCTCGAACGCCTCGAGCAGCACCGGCCCGATCAGCAGGTAGTCGGACATGTCGGTCTCCCTGAATGCGGGTATTTCGGCGTCACGGCGCGGGGCGGCCGGTTCCACCAAGGCAGCGCATCAGGCTGGCCGCCCGCGGCGCTGACCGTCGGCCCCGCTCACGGCGCGAACCCGTCCGGCCACAAATCCTCGTCCATGCCGACTTCCAGGATGCGGAATCCAGCCGGCCAGTCGCGAAAGCCGGGCTGCTCGCGAAGGCGCGCAACCGCCTCCGCTGCCCGGGCCCGGCTGGTGTAGATGCCTATTGCCCTGGCGTCCGCCGCCGCAGCTTCCATCGCGGCATCATCCCCGCCACCCGCAACCTCATGGTGCCTCAGCAGGGTGAGGATTGTGCGCTTCACGTTGCATCCCACGGCGCATACCCCTCGGTCCAGGAGTCATGGTCCAGCCAGCATTCAAAGATGCGGAAGCCATCCGGCCAATCGCTGAAGCCCGGAAGGATGCGCAGCCGTGCGGCGGCGGCCGTCGCCCGCTCGACGTTGGAGTAGACTCCGACCAGCCGCTCGCTCCCGTCATCGTCCCACTCCTCGTGGGGGCCGATGCGGAAATGCCAGAGCACGGCAACGCTTGGCCGCGGCACCGGATTCAGCCCGTCAGCAGGGCACCGATCCCCCGTCATGTCGGTTCATCCATCTCCGGGACAATCAGAAGCCACTCAGCCGGGTTGCGAAGCGCTCGCTCCATCAATCGTGGAAGCGTCCCTGGCGGTCGAGACAGCAAGGGCAACCACCACTGGGCAGGAACGGGCCGCCTTGATTCGCGAACCGCACCAGGCGGCACCATCCACCGCACCACCAACCGCGCCCCCAAGGCCACCGCATCCGGATGCGCCGCGCGCCACGACGCCGGCGGCTCGGCCCCCTCGGGCACGAACACGAAGGGCAGGCGCAGCGCCTCGTCCGGCCCGTCCATCGCCGCCTCCTATCCCTGCAACGCGCCGTTCCACTCCGGCGAGAGCAGGGGGTCGAACCCCGTCATGCCCGAGGGCGGGCGGCCGGCCTCGCGCGCCAGGTGCTCGGCGATGAAACGGCCGAGCAGCGCGCCGTCGATCTCCAGCCGTCCCTCGAAGGCGCGCTCCTCGTCCTGCGACGTGTCGGGCGCCTCGGGCGCGCCGGCCTCCGCCGCCGACCCGCCTGATGCGGCCTGCGCCGGCATCGACACCTCCGCCAGCCCCGGCGGCGCGGCCGAGGGCGCGGCCCACGCCGAGGCCACCGCCTCCCAGCTCAATGCCGGCGCGGCCGATGGCGGAACGGCGTCCATCGCCCCACCCGGCGGTGCGGCCGGCGCCGGCGGCGCATCCGGCGCCACGCCAGGCACGGCGGCGAACCGCCCCAAATCGAGAACCTGCCAGTCCAGCCGTGCAGGTTGCGCCACCGTCGCCACCCCGTCCGGCACCGGCGCAGCCGCAACCGGCTCGGGCGGCACCCAGTCCGGCACCGCCGGCTCCGGCACCATCGGCGCCGCCGGCGCCTGCCACGCCGCCGGCACCAGGCCGCGCGACATCGGCAATTCCGGCAGGGACGCCACCGCCGCCATCGGCCCTTCGGCCAGCCCATCGCCCGCCACAGCCCCGGCCACCACCGGCCGCGCCATCTCCCACGGCGCCACCGAAACCTCCGCCCGCACCGCCGCCGCACCAGGGAGAACCCCCAGCGCACGCAACGCCGCCGGCAAGGCCTCGGCCAGCCCGTCCTCCACCAGCGCCATCCCCGCCTCCGACGGATCGCCCATCAGCGCGGCGATCGCCGCGTCCGACAAACGTTCCTCCAGCGGAAGCTCCTGCACATCCTCAGCCGCCGGCCAGTCGCTCATGCATCCCTCCAGGAAAGCGTGGCCCAGTCGAAGTCCCGGCCCTTCAGCGTGCCCACCGCCACCACCCAGGCGAAGCGTTGCGTGGGCGAAAGACTCGCCGCCGTCTCGAACGGCACCCCGTGCATCGCGAGATACAGAACATCGCGCAGCTCGGGGTGCCGGCTCAGTTTCCCGCCATGGCCCGGTCGAACGCCGGCTCGGGCGCCAGCCCCGCGGCCACCGCCGCCAGCCCTGCCTCGTCCAGCCGCTGCACCGCGGCCTCGATCGCCGCCTTGCTCGCCGGGACCGGAAACGGAACCCCGTCGATCGCCGCCACGCTGGCGGCCAGAACCGCCAGGCCCAGCCAGCGATCGTTGCGCGACAGCTCCGCGCCGGCCGCCTCGAACAGCCGCAGCCGGTCCAGCACGGACAGGCGCCGCAACAGCAGCACCCGCCCCCGCGCGTCGATCACCTCATCGGCCATGCGATCAGATCCTCCGCCGGCTGCTGGCGAAGAACTCCAGCCGCTGGCGCACGCTGGCATCGCCGCGCCACTGCCCGGCCTGGGCGAAGCGGAACACCGCGCCGTCGAACTGATACGTGCTCGTCGACCCATCCGCCTCGCTGATATACTGATACAGCGTGCCGGCCGGAACCGCCCCGCCCTGGGCATAGGCCGCCTCGATGCGCGCGATGAAGTCATCCGCCGCGCTGCTGCCGCGCTCCAGCTCGAACATCCCCTCCCAGCCCTTCGGCAACTCGGCCGCCATCTGCCGCCCGTCGATCCGATCCACCCGGATCGACGCCGTGCGCTGCCGACTGTCAAATCCGGTCACATGCGCCAGATCCACGCGACCGAACGGACCCATCACCACCAACTGACAGTCCCGCCCCACCGAAAACTCATTGCTCGCCATGCGTCACGCTCCTTGGATGGGTTGAGGCCCAGGGGGAAGGCCAGGGCTCCGCCCTGGACCCGCCAGGGGGCCGAGCCCCCTGGACCCTCAAATCTTGTGTTCCGCCTTCGGCGGGAGGGGCCATCGAGGCCAATCGAACCGCCGGGACGGCCCCTCCCGCCGAAGGCGGAAAAGGTCCGGGGTTCCAAGGGCTCAGCCCTTGGTGGGGTCCAGGGGCGACGCCCCTGGCCTTCCTTCCCCTACGCCACCACCCCACCCGGGAGTGTCTGGCGCGTGACGGCGACGGTTTGGCCGCCTTCGAGGTTGACGATGAACTTTTCGTTGATCGCCTGGTATTGCACTTGCGCATCGGATTGCACGTAGCCGAGGCCGGTGCGCGAGAGCGGGTTGTTGGAGGGGTCGCAGATCACCGAGAACGGCAGCGATCCGTCGCGCGAGCCCAGCAGGCCTTGGCCCAGCATGTTCTGCAGGAAGGAGAGCTGGGTGCTGCGGATGCGGCGGAACAGGTCCTGGTTGATCACCTGGCCGACGTATTGACCCATGCCGGCGGCGAGCGAGGCGGCGATGAAGTTGGTCATGCGGGTGTAATTGTCGCCGTTGGTCGCGGCATTGCTGCTGCTGTTGTGGCCGCCGCGCACGCCCCAGAAGGCGCCGCCGGGCTGCGGGTTGGCGATGACGTCGATGCCGGCCGAGAGCAGCGCCGACAGTTCCGCCATCGAATAGGTCCCGCGCTGCCCACTGTCCGGGCTGCCGGAGCGCTGGGTTCCGGCCACGCCGTAGAGCGGCTTGTTCAGGCTCGACTGTTCGGGCGAGAGGTTGGCCAACCGCCCGGCGACGAAGCCCTGCGGGCTGACCAGGCGCAGCGCGGTGTTGGCCAGGTCGTTCCACCAGATCCAGTCGCCGAACATCAGCTTGCAGGCGTAGGTGTCCAGCCCCGCCGCGGCCTTGGCGGCGATGGCGGCGCTGATGCCCTGGCCGGGGCTGCCGGCGAGGATCATGTAGATGCCTTCGGAGAGGCCGAACTCCGCCTGCAGCGACCATTGCGCGGTCGCATCGCTGTCGGCCAGTACGCCGATCGAGCAACGCTGGCCGCGCAGCGCGTACATGCCGCAGCGGGGGGCGGTGTCGAGGCCGACGAGGTGCAGCGCCGTCACCGCCGCGCCGTCGCTGCCGGCCGGGCCGGTGGCGAAGTCGTAGGTGAACTCGCTGGGCGCGATGGCGGTGGCGCCGGCGTTGGCCACAAGGATCTGGCTCGGCCCGCGCTGCGGCCCCTGGCCGTTGTTGATGGCGCCGGCGAGGTTCTCCCAGAACTCCGTGCCGCTTCCGGAAAGGTTGTCGTACACCTCCGGCACTAGGCCGGGCAGGGTGATGGTGAAGCGCCAGGTGCCGGCGCGGCTGCCGGGGGCCATGGCGACGGCGATCAGGTTGCCGCGGCTGCCGGTGTGCAGCGCCACCATCACGAAACCCGTCGACGGGATCTGAAAGGCCGCCGCGGTGTCGGTCCCGTCGGTCACGCGCACGCAACGAAAGTCGGACGCGCCCTGCTGCACGGCGGTGGCGACCATGGTGCCCATGTCGTGCTTGCGCGCCACGACGGGGCCGAAGCTGCGGGCGTAGTCGCTCATGCTGCCCACGATCACCGGCTCGCCCACCGGGCCCCAGCTCGCGGTGCCGACCATGCCGACCACGTTGGTCGGCACGCCGTTGATCACCAGGTTCTGCGGCGGCACGATCTGCACGTAGAGATCGGGCACGATGAGCGCCGTGGTGTTGATGCTGCCCTGCTGAACGATCGGCATGCCCTAGCCCTCCGCGCCGGCGGGTGCGCGCACCCGGACCACATTCCCCGCATGCTCGCCCGCGAGCACCTCGGCCATCACCGAGGGGTCGGCGATCACGTCGCCTTTCGCGTACGGCCCGAAGGCGCGCACGACCACCAGATGCACGTTCATGCTTGTCTCCCGAAAAGGTCGAGATTGGGCCTGGAATGTCCAGGTTCAGCCGATGACGCTGCGTGATGCCCCGCCGCAGGGGGCGAAGCGCAGGTCGCCGAAGATCATCGCCGGCAGCGTCTGCTCCAGCGTGGTGGCGTAGTCGACGGTGTAGAGCTGGTCGCGCCGGAACACCCGCGCGGCGCGGCCCTGGTCTGACGCGGTGGCGCCGCGGAACAGCAGCCGCCCGCGCGTGCCGTCCGGCAGGTCGAGGAAGTCGACGGCCGACATCTGCGCGTCGATCGCGCCCGAGAGCCGGTCGCGCAGCCCGGGTTCGGGGCACCAGGCGGTGAGGCGGAACAGCTGGCGCTGGCGCCGCGTCTCGCGCCGCAGGGTGCGGTCGGCGACCACGCGCGCCACCATCGGGCCGCGGCCGGGCACCGTCAGCGTGGCGCCGTCGACCGTCACCACCTTCTGCGTGCGCAGGTAGGTGGCCAGCACGGCGGCGACCATCTCCACCGTGTCGCCCGGCGCGGTGCGATGGACCACGGCCATGCCGTCGACCATCAGCCCGGCCACCTGGCCCGGATGCGCGCTGCCGCTGACGGTCGCCTGGCGCCCCTGCACGGTGATCTCAAGCCCCGGCGCCGGCGCGTCGATCTCGTGCCAGCGGTCGGGGTGGCGCGTGGTGACGGCCTGGGCGCGCGCCTCGGGCACCACCGTCACATGGGCGAGGCCTGCGGCGAGGTCGGCGTCCAGCGCCGCCCCGCGCGGCCAGCCGCGATAAAGGCGGCAGGCGCGGCCGATGATGCTGGGCGCCTCGGGCCCCTCGGGATAGACGATCGCGGCTGCCAGGCGCAGCAGCGCCTCCTCCACGTCGGACATGTCGGCCATCTCGGTGTTTCCTAGCTCGCGGCGCGGCGCACGACGAGGCGCCAGCCGGCTTCCGACAATTCCGCCTGCGCAATACTGCCCAGCCGCCCCGCCCCGTCGCGCAGCACATCGCCCGGGCGCGGCTCCGCGGCTGATGGCGGCAGCAGCACGATCCAGCTTCCCGCCGGCAACACGTCCGGCAGCGCCGCCGCCCCGGTGCCGGCCCCGCCGGCCGCGAGGATCGCCGCCGGCCAGCCGCGCAGCACGCTCTCCGGCGCC